ATAAAATCTATGGTAAATTAGAAAAACTTAACCATTAGGGGGCGTATATAAGTGAGCAAAGCCTTTAGAGGCAGCTTACCCTTTCCTACAGGTAAGTTGAAAATGACAGTCTAATCTGCTCTGTTTTCAAGCTCTTATCCTGTAAGTTTAGCTCTCTCTTATATACTTATCACCCATAATGATGATATACTGTTAAGTTTAATATACAATATCGATAGCATCGACCCAACGTGCCAGACCTAACTCTGGATTTGTTTTACAAGCTCCTGCTTAATATTTACACCATCAGATATTGCCTATACCAATAATTACCAAACAACTTAGTATAGATTAAATAAAATATTTTAAAATTTAAAGTAATCAAATATAAAATATTTTAAAAATATTTAATTACCAAAGAAATTTCGATTAAGCTCTTCCCAACTGGAATATTCTGCTTTTAAATTTTCTTTTAAAGCTGCCTTGTGAATTCGCTCAACATGCTCTTTATAATACTTTGGACCTTTTCCAAAAGCCAAAATACAAGAAGCACGTATTACTTCTTCAGTAGCAGCATTCATATCATTTTGTTTATGACACCAATTCAAACACTCCGTAATTGACTGTTCTTCTATGGGAGCCAAGTAACAGTCTGAAATATAAGGATGCAACGCAAAACCTCTCTTTAGAAATTTTGATTTCATTAAAGGGCGACAAGGAGTTATAATTTCACCCTTCTCAACATCAGTTAAAGTAATACCATAAGATTTCAAAACTAAAGAAATAGTTGCGCAATTAAACCATGATATAAAATCGTCATGAACACTCATAATGAAATCATCACCATATGTAACTAAACGACACTTCTCATTAAAATCTTTCATAGTATATTTCAAATTATCTTTAATACATAATAATAAAAAAGCCAACTTAATATATTTTTTACCAATCTCAGAATTCAATTCAGTAGTAATAGGAGAACCCGAAGCTATACCATTAAAAGTCTGGTAAACCAAATTTCCACACAAATGCCAAGGGTTCAAAATCTCATTTTCAAGAATATATTCAAGATGCTTAATATGTTCATCGTCAGCACCATTAATATCATGCCAATATATAACATCTTCAATAACTGACTGTACAATTTGGGAAGAAAGTGTTGGTCCATAATTAGCATAATCACCCGTGACAATATTATTACCAACTTCCAATAAGTAATGAGCAAGTTTAGTCCACTGTAAAGAATCTACATTTATACCAATACCATGCTGCGCATCAATACACGCTAATTTGTAACCTGATAAAAACAAACCCATATACTTTCGTAAATCTATTGTAGTCTGTACAGGAGCAATAGAAAAGATTCTCGTTTTACCTGGTATTTTACATTTTTCAAAAGGCAAACGATAATCTTTAAGACAATCAATATATATAGTAGGATACACTATATTCCCCTCTCGTAACCGGTGACGCATATCTAAAATTCTAGCCAATGAATCATCCATACCATTTAGACTATATCCATCTCCTGCAATAGACAAATCAAACAAATATTTTTTATTATGAAATTCTTTAGGTCTTAAAGCTGATAGAGGAAAACCCTCTGATGAATTCCAATTAAGAGCTTCACAGTGAGGAATATATGGTGTACCACAAATAGACTCCTCTAACGTTAAAGTTCTCAATAATATTAAAGGTTTTTGTACAAAATTTAATAAAATTTGTCTGTTATCATGTGTAACAATATCTAACAGATCTTTTTCAAAGGGTATACTGTAGCCAGTACCATGTTTATTACACCCATCACGAAGAGGATTAGAACCAGGAGGTTGACGAGGATCGCCCGGACGAAGAGGATTAGGTTCTGTTAACACAGGATAAACCTTATTATGTAAGAGGGACGGCACAATTTTAGATTTTCCAGATTCACGATGAGCATATTCTTTCTTAACAGTACCATAAAATAGAAGGTTAGTATCTAATTGGACATTAGCATCCTCAACATTATCTAAAGGGGGCATTCGATATTGATATTTTGGTTTGAGCGTAACATGTTCAAACATTTCCCGATATATTGGTTCTGCAAAACCATCACCGTCTAAACCAGCAACATGAAGTCCAACAATACCTGGATTTCCTCTACAAACATTTTCACATACCAAAACTGTACCACACATGCCAGGACCACGTGATGAGTATTCATAACAAATATCTAAACCTATTGGGAGAATATCATCATTACCATCTATTCTTAGATGCTGCTTAGCTCTCAATACCAGATGAGAACGACGAGAAATTTTCCCTTCATTATTTACAGATATAAGATGACCTTCAACAGCTACATTATGATGCTCTGCTTTAGTCGGTATACTAGATAATATATCTTTAAACATTGGCACATATACAGGTAATTCCAAAATTCCAAAATTACTAAAACCTTCTTTACCATTAATTTTAAAATATCGAACATTGTTAATAGATTCCCTATCTATATTTGCAAACCCTGTTTTACCATTTACACAATACGTAACTCTATATCTCCCACCTTCTTTCGTTTTCATTTCTTCCAAATAATGTCTAATCACTAATATTTGACGAGATCGTAATGCCAAACACCGTCCTTGAATCTCACGTAACTCATTTTCACCTTTTTGATTCTTAATATAAAAAGAGCATGTAATAAAGACGAAATTATTTTGCAACTTACGTTCTATAATGCCCATTGGATCGATCATCACACCTGATTCTCTATCAGCTGGTAATGGTCCGGCTTTAGCAGGCTTAGGTTTTTCACCCTTACTATAACTCGATTCTGCAGTAGCTTTAACTGGTTCAGGAACACTTTCCTGAGTCATTAAGCCAACTGAAACAGCAGCACCAATAAGAGACTCATGAGCTGCAGAAGTATACTCCTTAGTCTTCTCAAAAATGTGTGATGCCTTAGGAACCACATGTTCCTGAACCAAACGAGAATTATACATAGAATATAAACTATATAGACCACCCATAATAAGAATTATTTTTCCAAAATGCTCATATATAAAAGTTAAAACTTGACACACATATGGGATGGCTACAAAGCGCCACCATTCCTTTGCCCATTCAATAGCTCGAGCAAGCCAATTCGAAGTATCTAATTGACTTTGTAAGTGTTCTGCAAACGCAAAAGGATTAGTACTATCTTCATAACATCCATGATCACTATTCCATATTATACGCATCGAATTTTGAAATATTCTTGATTTAGCAATACTATTATTACATTTTTCTCCACAAAAATTCTTAAAAGTTTGCTTAAGACCTAACTTATTTTTATAAAGTATAGCATCAAAACGAGAAGAATAAGATAAAGGTTCTGTATCAACTAAATTTTCAACCCAAAAACGACAATGTTCACAAAAATCACTACGATTATTCTGTACTATTTTACTCATAATATGACTAATATAATATACCAAAGCATGACCAGGAGTATTATCTCCATATTCATCCCATGGTATATTATCCAATTTCCTAACAACCTCAATCACATCATTTAAATCATTCATATTATCAAATAGTCCCTTCAAATCCTGATTAAACTCAAAGAAAGGACCATGTGCCACCTTAAAGCCTTCAATAATATCATTAAACGTATGTCGCTCCAACATTTTGGATGTAAAGGCTTCAAACTGCCATTCACGCAACATCCAATAAACATAAGACCTAATGGCATCAACTCCCGTTAAATGATCCCAATGATCTGGAATTTTATTACCATAAAATCTAGTTCTTTTAGAATAATAATAATCATCTTTATGTGCTACTTCATCCCACATATATGTAATCCAAGAAGGAAACATACTTTCTGATTTCATAAATAAACCGAAAGCTGTACGTATTTTACGATCCTTAATCATTTTAGAGAAAAGAGGACTAATTGTAAAATTACTAATTTCCTCTGCAGTATACAGGATATCGCCAGCAACCAATTTCAAAGTTTCACTAGGTTTCAAACCAGTTTTAATCCCTATCTCTTTCTCATTTCTTTTTTGTTCATAATTATACCAAGCAGCATTATATGCTTCTTCCCTACACGCTTGTGCAAACATAGTATCCTCCATATTATCTCTTGAACAAGATTCACCATTAGCATCATCATAAAGATCATCATCATTCATCTCGGGTTGTGGTATTTCAGGTGGAGTCCAAAAGTAAGAATATTTTTTAAGAATATTATAAAGATAAGAATCTTCTTCTTCATCAATTGTAGGGGGTTCAGCATATAATTTATCACGAGCTGATCTTCTTTCTCTCAAAAATTTTTCATGCAAAGTTTCTTCACAAAGAGTTTCTCCTCCAGTATATAACAAATCATCATCATCTTGATACTCTGGATCAAGAGCGTAGGCATTTCGCATGCGCTGTTTAAAATTTGACCTTTCAAGTTCTATATGATTCTTAAATCGTAATTTTATAATATTGAGCAATTCCCTATAACTTTTCCATTCTGACCAGAGCGTCTTTTCATCTTTTGGATTTTCTGCAATTGAAAATCTAATATGTTTATAATTATGACGCTCTTCACTTGTAAGTTCATCCGCTGATAACAATTTAGGGTACTTTTTCAAAATTTCCGGAGTAAATTCGGCTTTAATCAAAATTTTACGCCTTCTATATATAGCTTCAGGACATCTCGCTTCAGCAATATGTGGAAAAGTTACATTTGAATTGAGCCAATAAATCAGAGGATTTAATCTTTTATTTTTCTCAGATAAAGCAGCCATAGGTGGATTTAATATAGAAGAAGAGCAAATGGCTAAATGAGTAGCTATCTCCTCTTCTGTAAATTGACCACTAACAGCATAAGCTTCATCTCTAGCTATACATGGATTATTTCCAACACCATTCCAATATTTTTGACCCAAAGATAGCCAATATATCATTAATTCTTTAGTCTCATAATTTATTGACTGCAACATTTCCTTAACAGTTTCTGTTGTCATATGAGTTTTACCTATACCAGCAGGCCCTGATACCCAAATTGGGAAAGGTTCAAAACGAACATCAGGGTGATTTCCAAGTTCTATCAAATCATCTCGCATCTTACAAATTTTTGAATATAAATCATATATAACACGATTACCTGGTACTGACTTATCAAGCCCTTCTCGTAATAATTCTGCACCGTACATACAAGCTTCAAAAACTCTATTTGCATGTTTCGTCGAATGACGAATTTTATGTACATTTCTCGGGTCAAGAAGCTTATGAACTTCATCAAACCAATCTTTCATATGTGGAGCCTCACGTTCTACAATTATTTTAGCTCTTAAAACTTCATCTGTATCACCCAAACAATATTTATACATATATACTACAGAATCCATAATATTTTTAAAGAAAGTTACTGAAGAATTACATACATTTAAACTTTCACGAACACCTTTCATAACATTTGGAAAAGATTTTGGTGGAGAAATAGTAATTCCAACAGTACCCGCAACAGCTGTAAATATCAAGCCTAAAAAGCCATTAAGTTCCTTATCTTTCATATCCTCAAAAAAACCTTCTGGTATACCACTTCTCACATCTGCTTGGAGATCGTTCGATTGTGAAAAGTATTTACACCATGTTCTTTCGAGAAAAGAAGTCAATGAAGTTTGAATACTCAATAAAAGCTCAACTGTAACAACAACAAACTGTCCCAACATTGAAACAATCGCCACAGCTATAGCACTAGGTGTCGGATTAAGAGCAACCTGTGAAAACTGACCCAATGCCGAAATAATTGCTTGCTCAGGTAAAGTGCGGTTAATAGACTGTTGTATATCCGCTGACGCAATTTTAACTTGTTTTTCAATGTCACGTAAAACTGGCGTAACATTTCGGGAAACTTCACCTTTAACAACATCACAGATGGGCTTAGTAACAGCAGCTGTACCTTTTGTTGCAGCTGTACCAATTACTGAGCCCATCACTGATGATAACACAGAACTGCCAAAATTAAGAGACTTACTACTAAAGCCCATCATCATCTCAGGCACGGCTTTCGTGCCAGGGACAGGCAAAAATTCAAAATCCTGCAAATCTTCATCAGAATTTAATACATTTTCTTTAAAAACTTCATCACAAAATACCATATCGGGAAAACCAACAAAAGTAGAAAATGCACAATCATCTGCAATACAATAATATACAGCAATATCAATCGGCGCATTAACGGGTTGATCACCCTCCAACCCGATAACAATATCACCCAAAGAGGAAAATTCACGGCTATCAAAATCATCACCACAGTCACCAAGTAAATTTTTAACATTACGCTTATACCAAGGTACCTCAATTTCAATTGTGCGATTAACTGATAAATTTTGAACATGAAATGCATAACCGTGATTACGATATGCATCTTTATCATTAATATTCTTACCAATTATAGGAGCTGCTTTCACAAAATGCCTATCAGGGTGATGTTGTACCCATACAGAATCATTTAAACCAGTGACAACAATACGAAAACGAACTCCTCCATTATAAAAGCGAAATCCAGACGATAAAACTGGAATAATTCCTTCCCTCATACTATTCCATACAGGATTCCCAAGAGTTGGATTTAACTCTAATCCTTGTGGTAATACAGGTAGTTGTATAAAAGCTGCATTACGCTTATTTTCTTTAATACTCCCGGGCGAAATTGTACCTTCCCAATACAATTGATATCTCCTGCACCAATCTTTGATATCATTAAAATGCTCACCAAAAGTTAAATTTCCATCTTCAGTACTAGGTAATAATGTAGTAGGCATGAGAGAATTGGGGGCAATAATACGTTCACTTTCCATTTCACCTCGCGCTTTTTTAGTCGGAAATTCAACCGTAATGGGTTGCCATATAACATTGCCTTGCGAAAAATAGTCACTATCTATTACATAATCTGGTACAATATCTTTTATCGTGTCTAAGGACTTATGCTGAGCATATGCTAAGGCTATTGCTTTAGCTATGTCAGATCCTTGATCATCTGGAGAATTCCTGATTGGTATAGGTATCATATAATAATATCCTCCATCAGGTAAAATAACTCCATATCCCATTAAATAATTACCAACTGGAACAGGTTTAATAACAGTACCTGTAATCGGATCTGTACCACCTTTAATACTAGTTCGAAATAATACATTAGAACTAGGTCTCATAGGTTCCCAATAATAAGCAGAACGAATTGGAGGTTTTTGAGGTGTTGTTAATTGCGCAATATGGTCAGAAACATTACCATAGCGCAATATAACTTTAGTACCATTCATAAAACTATGCCAAGAACCAGCATAAACTGGATAATATCCTTGTTTAAATTGTACTTTATTATTATCAGGAATTTTATTGACTCTATTCAATGATAAACCAATTGACGGTTGAGCAAGTATTGACATCTCAAAGTCAGCTCCTGCAGCAATAGATGGAATAATTGTTATAATTGGATGAACAGCTTCCATAGGTACTAAAGGATTTAATACAAATAAAACTATTGAACTTGGTGCAATAAAATCAGAAGAACGTTGTGCTCCACCATATCTTCTTTGCCACCATTCCGTATCAGCAATATATGGAACAATAAATGTAAAAGTATCCGTACCATCATTTAAAGAAAATTCAACATGTGCGCTACTCTTTGCTTGTTCAAGCGTTACTGTTCTATAATCAGGAACTCCTGGTATATACGCACACAAAACTCTTGCAGTATGTTTCGAAGTTGCAAAAAATTGAAATTTAAACTGCAAACTTCCTCTCCAGAGTGCCATACAAGATGATAAAACAGAAACAGGAGGCAAAGTATAAGAATCCATCAAACCAGTAGCAATATTACGATACATTCTATTTTTATCACATTGTGGGTGGACCCCCATACCCCATAACATAAATCCAGATTGATTAACAGAGTTACTTCCTGAATCCCAATCAATTGGATTTAACATACCAAAAATACTTTGTATTTCTTTAATCTGAGTTTCAGAATAACCGGAATCTAATTTTCTGAACATACCTATTGTACCCCCATCTAACCGCAGAGTATTAGTCGGCTCAGAAGTATTAGTTCCATGCGACCAAGATTGCGCATTCAATGGAACAACAAAATTTGGTGGTTTTGTAAGAGGAGGATTATCACAATTAACATCGCCAATAACTTTATCAACAACGCCTAATGTTTTCCCAATTATATTTCCTGCAAAATTCATTTCAGGTGCAGCTAAACTACCATCAATCATACCAGTAAAATTAGCACCCTTAAAACCAATAAATATAGAAACATTACATGTTTTTGGAGCACCTGCCGCCTTACCAGTACGTAAAGGTACTAACGGACTAATCAACAAACGTCCCAAATTCAATGCAGACATTTTAGTAGGTGAACCACTAAAATAATTTTTAGTCCGCATAAAAGCTGTAGTTCTCTTATATGGGATTTCAAGAATAGCTTCATTACTAGCTCCAGCACTTATAATAACGTGAGGACGTTGATACATAGATGCAACATTAGCATATCTTACACCAGTATTTGAATAAGAACTAGAGGCATATAACCATGATGCAATTAATCCTCCACTCTGAAACTGATTACTATTAACATGCAATCTTATAGTCATAGACTCAAAATTCATATAAGTATGTATATTAAAAGGTATAAAATTTGGGGTTAAACTATAATTTTTATTCCTACTATTTACAAAATCTAAAGGCAATGTAACATTCAATAATGGAAATCCTTCACCCTGTCCTTCAGTTTTCCAAATGAAACTCTGCCAAAATAAATCTCGATCAGTCAAATGACTATATGCTGGATTGAATTCAGTAGAACAAAACTTATAAGATTGTAATTGTGCAGGCTTAGCTGCTATATCTTTACTACTTTCTTGCGTTTCTGACAAGACAATATTAGAAGAATCAATTTGACGTTCACCATCTGTTAAAGCATTATTCTCTTCTCTGCCATTATCCATCTCAGGAGTGGCAGAAATATTATTTCTTTTAACAATATTGTTCATACGTAATACAATAGGTTTAACATTTGAATTACGACATTTACATGCAGCAATACGCTTACGTAATAACACCATAAAACGATCATTATGTCTAGACTTATATTCTATGCCTTCCCAGCCACACATAGAACATATTTCTTCCCACAAAAAACTTTCCTTATCATCTTTCGTTGAAAATTCATGATAAAATAATTCATCTGTAGGAACGAATTCCTCTAAATTCATTTCAGGTTGAGCTACTTTATATTCATATAAGGCTTGTAATTTAGTAATTCGTTGTTCATCACTTTCAATTAAAATCACAGATAAATTTCGCAGAGCAAGCTCTAACGGACAATTCCGTTGTAATACTTTCTTATGTTTACCAATAACATCAAAAGAAAATTTTAATTGTTGTTTAAAAACATAATTAGCAGAATATAATACTCTCATACTTTCATGTATCATTGGAACAACAGACGTTATGTTGTATGTACCATTATATACTATCTCTTGATTCATCAATGAATTAGTAACATCACGATGTATAACTACATCATAAAGTTCACCAATATCATTTATAAGGGTATGGGTTGAGACGGTAGGTATTTCTTTTATGAAACTCATCATTGTTTTAAACTTGTTTCTCCCAAAGTGCTTGTTCATCAAAAATGAGTAAACTTAAAATTTAGAATTACAAAATAAAATACTCAATCTTGGAAGATTATTCCTTAGTAACTTCGCATATTAGCTGTAACTTCCGGAGCGAAACGGTCGTCCATTTAAATGAATAATTGAGAAAGTGCTCTTTATACAATCCTTTAACTCACTAACAATGAGGAAGGAGGCTGTATCTCAAAAATTCTACACTAACACCACAGTCAATGTCTCACTCAAGCAAATCTCCGGATCCATAGAAATGCATTATTGACATATTTCATAACCAGGAACTATCTAGATATAGAGCATTAAATAATGTAATCTTTCCAAAATATCTTGCTATTTCAAAGTACTAGAATGCAAATCAGTCGGCATAAAAGTAGGAAGTCCAGCTTAAAAGTGTTTTTAAATTAAAACTAAAGTTATACAATATTGAGATCAGCGGACGAATTAACGTACGAGGTTAAACAACGTCGCACAACATCATAATCAAAATATCACATAACATACAACAACCTTAATTGCGAC